ATCACGCACTAAAAAAAACGACACAGAAAAAAAAGTTTTTACTATTCCTAAAAATTTTGTTAGTGTTTTTTCTACTGATAAGTGTACAGACTACCTTAAAAAAAATCATTGCATGCAATCTTACATTGAGGGCCGGGCAGACATACGCTATGATGTAAAACAACATCGTGCTGTTTTTATTATCAAAGACAAAAAAAAAATTTATGGTGCTGTTGGTAGAGGACTAACCTCACAGGTATATCCCAAATGGTTTATGTATGGTAACAAAGAGTATCCATTTATATGTGGCGGTAACGACACAGGTATTCTTGTTGAAGACTGTGCTAGTGCCTGTGCTGTATCTCATTTATATTCTGGTATTGCATTGATGGGTACAAGTTTACCAGAAAGTTATATACCAGTGTTAAAAAAAAGATTTAAAAAAATAATTGTAGCACTTGATAGGGATGCAACCACCAAGGCATTTGACATAGCAAATAAGTTAAGATACTATATAGATACTCAAGTAAAGATACTTGATGACGATTTAAAATATTACGGAAGTAATCAAATAGAAAGTATATTAAAATGATAATAGATATTAGAAGTAAACACAGTGTTTATATAACTATAAATAATGTTGTTTATTACATTGATGATTCAACAAATGAACAAATTATAAAAAAATGGAGAGAAAAAGATGACTAAAGAAATAACAATAGAAAAAGATACCATACATGTAGAGATGAAAAATGTTTATGGTAATAATTTAATTTACCCAGTTTGTCATAGAGCAAAATTGTTTACCTCAATAACAGGTAAAGAGACATTGACCAGAGATGCAATTTATTTTATAAGACAATTAGGTTACAAAGTTAAAAACAAAGAGGTACTAATACCATGAATATATTTTTTTTAGATAGAGACCCATACAAAGCCGCACTTGCTTTATGTGACAAGCATGTGCCAAAAATGTTATTAGAGTCAGCACAAATGTTATCGACTGCTGTGCAAGCAAATGCAGAAACAAAATTTGATGATTTATACAAACCTGCTTACCCCAAACACCCAATGACTATTTGGGTAGGTCATACTAGACAAAATTTTATTTGGGCATTACAAAATGCTGTTTACATTAATCATCAATATGAACAAAGATTTAATAAAGAGCATAAATCATTTCGTATTATTGATGCAATTTACAAAAATAAATATGAAAATAAAATTAAAAGAGTAATGCATAAAGATTATATTAGTGAACCTCCTCAATGTATGCCAGATGAATACAAAGATAAAGATTACATAACTGCATACAGAAAATATTATCAAGGTGCTAAAGCGTATTTTGCTAAATGGGAGAAAGGTGTATTTGCTCCAGAATGGTGGGTAAATGCTTAAATTTGTTACATTATTTTTCTTTTTATTACAGGGTTGTACTTACTTTGTTGCTAAAGAAACAATACAAGTTATTGATGATGCACTGGAGAGTAGCCCTAATCCAGAAAAGAAAAAGAAAATATTAAAAAAACAAAAAATAAAAAAAGATAAAGCAAGAGAGTTTTATTGTAGTAAAGTAAAAGATGAGGAGAAATGTATAAATGTTTAATAAAATATTTATTGACGCACTGATAGAATTTTTGTATATTAATTTAAAAAGACAGCCTGTAACAAAAGGCAAATTAAAACAGCTATTCATTATATTTATATTAGGATGGCAAACAGAGATAAGGAAAATTAAAGATGTTAAAAAGAACATATCGTAGAGGCCCAGATAAACAAATAGGAAATCGTGTGCCTACTAAAAAAAAGAAAAAAAGAGATTGCATGATGTGCTATACCCCATTTCTAAGTGAGGGTATTCACAATAGAATTTGTACTAAATGCAAAGAGACTGAGTATTATCAAACTGGTCAAGATTATTCGATGGTGAACTAAATGTGGAAACTAATTGATTGCGGCACACACCCTTGGTTTGTTTTAGAAAAACAAAAATACTTTCATTGTGTATATGCACATAATGGTGAGTATAAAAAATTAAAATTAAAACGGACTGAACTTCCTATGTACATGATGAATTGCAGAAGTTATTTAGCCTACTTACGAACTTGGCCTTTATCTAAATCATCCTGTAGACTTGACAGAAAGATTGCAAAATATTATATAAAGCATTGGAAGAATAGAACTAAAACAAAATTAATGAAAGATATATTAAAACAACTGCGAACCATATGATTGAAAAACAACTTATAAATTTATTATTAGATAAAGATTTTTACGAAGAAAATAAAGGTCGAGTATCTAAAACAATGTTTACCAATGGTACAGGTACATTGTACGAAACAATAACAAAAGCTCATGCTAACTCAGATACAAGTTTAAGTATTGATGAGATTTCTACATTGCATACAGAAGTATACAATCCTGCGTTAACAAGAGTTGCAAGAGATAACTTTAGTGATTTATTAGAAGAGGTAAGAAATCAAAAACCTAATAAAAAAATAGCTGTAACTATATTAGAGTCATTACATAAACAGGCAATAGCAAAACAAATTGCCGTAAAAGCAACAGAGATGTATAATAATACAAATGATACAACTTTTAATGATATCCAAGCATTAATAGATGAATCAAATGGTGTAAACAAAGAAGAGTATGAAAATGTTACAGATGATATACACCTGCTAATTGATGCATTAAAAGATAATACGAAATGGAAATTTAATCTATCTGAACTTAGGGATAGAGTTAATGGGATTGGTGATGGTAATTTTTTAATTGTCTTCGCCAGACCGGAGAGTGGCAAGACCGCATTTTGGGTTAATATGGTCGCAGGTCAAGGCGGTTTTGCTTCTCAAGGGGCTAAAGTATGTGCACTTATCAATGAAGAACCTGCAATAAGAACGCAGATGAGATTGGTAAACGCACATACTGGTATGAGTTTTGCTGAAATAAAAGATAATCCTACAAAAGCAGGTGAGTTATGGGCTAGTATTAAAGATAACATGAGAATACTAGATACAGTTGATTGGTCACTTGATAAGATAGACTCATATGTAGCAAAAGAAAAACCAAATGTTTTAGTTATTGACCAATTAGATAAGGTGCATGTAACTGGTACATTTGCAAGAACAGATGAAAAACTACGAGCTATATATACCGGGGCAAGAGAGATTGCTAAGAGAAGAAGCTGTGCTTTAATTGGTATATCGCAAGCATCTGCAGATGCGTCTGGTCGTTTAGACTTGACATTTGACATGATGGAGAATAGTAAGACAGGAAAGGCGGCGGAGGCTGATGTAATTATTGGTGTTGGGTTTAGTAACAATCTAGAAGTAGACCAAGATTTAAGAAGTGTTGCTGTTAGTAAAAATAAAATAACAGGATATCATGGCAAGATAACTTGCAAGATTATTCCAGAATTATCGAGGTACATAGATTGATTACAGTATTTGACATAGAAACATCCTATCAAGTTATTGATGGTAAGAAAGACCCTTCACCCAAACATCCAAATAATTTTATTGTTAGTATTGGTATTAATGATGAGTATTTCTTTTTTAAACACTCAGAATACAATGGGCCCATATATAAAAAAGAGATACAGGATATCTTAGATGAGACAACATTACTTGTTGGTCATAATATAAAATTCGATTTATTATGGTTATGGGAGTCTGGTTTTAATTATAAAGGTAAAATATATGATACTATGATTGGTGAATATGTTTTAGGTAGAGGTTCTAAACAAAGTTTAAAATTAAAAGATTGCTGTATAAGACGTAATGTTAGTCAAAAATCTGATGCAACAGAGCAGTATTTAAAACGTGATGTTTCTTTTGAAAACATACCTTTGCGTATTGTTGATGAGTATGGTAGACAGGATATACAAGCAACTAGAGCTCTGTTTCAATCACAAATGAAAGATTTTAGATTACCTAGAAATAAAGTACTACTTGATACTGTGCGTATTATGTGCCAATTTTGTGCTATACTAACACAGATGGAAAGTAATGGTATACGAATTGATATACCTAAATTAAATGAAGTTGAAAAAGAATTTCAATTAGAACATGATAAATTGCGTACTGAAATTGATACTATAATACATGAGAAAATGGGAGATACTAAAATTAATCCATCAAGTCCAGAACAATTATCTATGTTAATTTATGGAACTAGAGTTGTAGATAAAAAAGGTTGGGTAATGGATTTTAATATTGGTATTGATAAATATACCAAGAAACCAAAAAAACGCCCACGCATGACTAAGTTAGAATTTCAAAAAACATTGATGATGTATTTAATGCCTATATTTAAAACAAAAGCATTACAATGTGATGAATGTAAAGGTAAAGGATATATACAAAAATACAAAGTAAATGGTGGTAAATATAAAAATATGTCCAAATGCCCAACTTGTAAATCAGAAGGTGTCATATATAAAAATACAGAAGAGAGAGCAGGATTTGGAGCAAAAGCACAATTTGTTTCTGATGCATCTGAAGGTGGTTTTAAAACGGACAGAATTACCCTACAAAGATTAGCATCACAAACTGAAGAATTAAATAACTTTGTAAGTAAGATTACAAGATACAATGCATTAGAAACCTATCTATCTACATTTGTAGAAGGTATAAAAAAACATACAAAACAAGATGGTTTTTTGTATCCTAATTTTATGCAATGCATTACAAGAACAGGCAGGTTGTCAAGCCGTGACCCTAACTTCCAAAATCAACCACGAGGTGGTACATTTCCTATTCGTAAAGTAATTACATCTCGATTTGAGAATGGTAAAGTGGCGGAAATAGATTATGCACAGTTAGAATTTAGGACAGCAGTATTTTTAGCACAAGACGAGCAAGGCATGAAAGATATAGAAAATGGCGTAGATGTGCATCAATATACTGCAGACATTATCGGTGTGTCCAGACAGCATGCTAAAGGGCATACCTTCAAACCTTTGTATGGAGGTATGTCTGGAACTGATGATGAGAAGAGATACTATGATGCTTTTAAAGAAAAGTATAAAGGTATTACATTGTGGCATGAAAAATTACAAAATGAGGCATTAAAATATAAAATGATTACACTACCAACAGGCAGACAATACGCATTTCCAACAGTAGAAAGAATGCCTTGGGGTGGTACAAGTTTCTCTACACAAATAAAAAATTATCCTGTGCAGGGATTTGCTACTGCAGATATAGTTCCATTAGCTTGTATTAATATACAAGAATTAATTAATAAACATAATCTAAAAAGTATGCTAATAAATACAGTTCATGACTCTGTTGTGGCTGATATACATCCAGATGAAGAGACTGAAATGGTTGCTGTAATGCGTGAAGGTGCGGCAAAAGTAATCAAGTCTTTAAAAGATATATACAATATTGATTTCAATGTTCCCCTAGATACTGAAGTAAAAATTGGCTATGATTGGTTAAATTTAGATGTAGTAGAATAATATGTTGACAGTGAGTGTCAGTATGTTAATAATAATTATTAAATAGATATACTTGGAGGTATATATATGACTGAATTACAAAAATATGATTCCTTATCAAAGGAAGAAATAATGAGAATGACAGGTCAAGAAGATGACTCTGGTTCTGGCTCATTAGTATTACCAAAACTTGCTATAAATAGAGTTGGTGAAGATGATGATGGAAATAAATTAGAGGTGGGAACATACTCAATTTATGATACTGTATCTGAACAAAAAGTTTATAGTAAAAAAGGCAATGGCCCTGTGCTATTTAGACCTTTTATACGAGGGTATCAATACATGGAGTATGATGCTGAAACAAACACTTATCCAAATTACTCAGTGATTTTTAAATCATGGAAAGATGAGGCATTAGATATTAGTGGAGGTACAAAATGTGGTAAAGTTCCTTACAAAGAGTTAGATAATTTAACTAATGAAGAGGCGGCAAGGCAGAAAAATATAAAATGCTACACTTTAGCATATGGATTATTAAATATGCATGCTGTTACCGGTGCAGGAGAAGAAGTAAATGTAGAAGATTTACCTTGTCTTTGGCGTACAACTGGTATGAATTTTAGACCTGTTAACGAGTCTATTAAGAGTATTAAAAATCGTGGTAAACTTATTCAAAACACAAATCTTCTTCTTTCAACAAAGAGAAAAAAACATGGAACGAATGTTTACTACATGACTGATATTTCTATTGATGATAAGCAGGTAGACTTTACTAAAAAAGATTTATCTACAATGGAACTTTTTGCTGAGACTATTGGTGAAGAGAATAAAAAAATTGTAGATGCTTGGAAAGAATCTTCAAAAACTAAACATACAAGTAGTGATGAGGACTCTGAGAGAGTAATGAAAGACATATCACCAGAAGAGGCGTTAGCATCCTAGTGTCAGATTCTATTTTAAATCGTGTTCAAATGTTTTTAGCGGAGGCCAATAAGGCCTCCGTTGAAGTATCAGATGAACTAATAGAAGAGTTTGGAAATGCTTGTAAAGATGCATTTAAAAAACAATTTACTGAAAAAAGACAAACTGATTTTAAATACAGAATGTCAAATATAGGTAGACCTCTCTGCCAATTGCAAATGGAAAAGAGTGGTGCAGAAGCTGAACCAATGCCTTACAATGCTAAAATGCGTAACCTATTTGGTGATTTAATTGAAGCGGCGGCAATAACTATTATGAAATCCGCAGGAATTGAAGTAAAAGATATACAAAAAAAAGTAACACATAAATTTGATGATAAGCAAATTAATGGTACTATGGATGTAAAAATTGATAATAAGGTATGGGATATAAAAAGTGCATCACCTTGGTCATTTACAAATAAATTCTCAGAAGATGGTGGTGGATTTGAGTCTCTTAAAAAAGATGATGCTTTTGGCTATGTAGGTCAAGGCTATATGTATGGCATTGCTGATAAATCTGATTTTGGTGGGTGGATTGTTATTAACAAATCTACTGGAGAATGGTGTACTACAGAAGTTCCGGCAGAACATGAGGCTAAAGATGCGGCAGTTAAAAACGCTGAAAGTAATATAACTAAATTAGAATCAAATGAGCCTTTTAAAAGATGTTTTAGTGATGTAGAAGAGTTCTTTTATAAAAAACCTACAGGCAATAGAGTTCTAGGTACTACTTGTAGTTTTTGTCCATATAAAAAACCATGTTGGGGTAATCAAATTCAATATTTACCACAACAGCAATCTAAAAGTAAAAGCCCAAAATGGGTTTGGTACACACAAATAGATAATCCAAGAGTAGAAGATGAGAACGAGCAGTCGTAAA